TTGCTCTGCTGTAATGATATTAAGCATCATCATCCCTCTCTAAATCCACACTAATACCCTGCAAGAATACAGTACGAGCCTCACTCAGAGCACCTTTAATCTCTGGCGGTGCGGCGTTGTATTTTGCTTCTGGGATAGTGTATTTGACTTGTGCGTAGTGACGAGCCGTATCCTCATCCATGCTATTAAGCACCTTGATAAGAATACCAGGTTCCCACTCTACACGCTTACGAAGGTTGACTTTGACTTTGTATCCACTGTCATTAACAGTAACGCTGCCAAAGTCTTTGCCTTCTTGTCTAAGCTTGTCTTGAGCACGTTCAAGATACCTAGATTCGATTTCGCTCTTGATGAGCTTTAGCTTTTCTTGTGCTTCCAAGATTGTCTGCTCAAGCTCTTGCTTGAAGATGTCAAGTTCAGACAATGAAGAGGAAGACACTGATAACATATCAGTCATTTAGACCTCCTTAGTTGTATATCGTTAAAAACAACATAGGAAAACTTTTTCGTCTTTGCAAGTATTATTTTTTAGAAATTTTTATATCAATGCCATTTACTGCCAGCATGAGTTTCTTTTTTAGGCGGAAAACATCGGTTTCTACGCCTTTTGCATCTTCCACAATAAATTCATCTACACCGTCTTGATTGGGCTTGTAATAGGTGTAATCAGCTATGTATGCACAGATTTTATGTTCGCCAATAACAATATTAAAACGCACCTGTCTTTCTAGGTCGCGTATCTCTTTATTCTCCTGCATCTTCCATAGTTGACCATATCTTTCAGCCTCCCACTTGCTGTCAAACTTCATTCCCATGAATTCGGTCTTTTTTGCGCCAAATTTATTTTTATGGTAGAATCTCTTATTATATGGCATCTTATGGTTCCCTTCGGAGGTTGATATGGCGGACACATCAAAATGGAAAAGTGTAGGTATAGACATTAGCACCTACAATAAATTACGCAAGATTTGTGATTCTGAAGATAGAAATATTCGGCAGCAAATCACTAGGATGGTTAATCAGGAATATAAAGCAAAGTTTAGCCAGAACTATGAAGGACAGGGTATCGGTTCAGTCGGACAGAAAAATGCGGTCTAGGCACTTCTGCCATGACCGCTCTTCTAAATTATCTTTGTCAAACTTTGCTGGGGCAAATCTTCTTGTCACTTGTCCAGTAACACAATCTATGTGAGCAAATATAACTCGTTCTGGCTCCACTGCAACAAACGCTATTATATCGCACTGTTCTCTTGTTAGCGGTATTTTCTTGCCACTGTAAGAGGTATTATATTGATACCCGCTGCGGCGGCTTTTGGAGTCTTTGCTTTTTAAGATGCTAGACTTTACCTGTATTTTTATAAGCCGATTATTATAATGCACAACGATATCTATTGTGTCCAAATTAACCAATTCACAAGCTACACCCATCTTCATCAGACGAACCATACATATATGTTCGCCTAATTTTCCAGCCTCGAAAGCATTTAACATCTTCCCCCCATTGGAAGTATGAAATTTATTTCTTGACAATATACAACTATTATGACCTAAATACATGTATCTGACAACTTTTTGGGGAGTTTTCCCATGATACAAGAAGGTGATGGAAAGATAGCACGGCGCATTTCAGATGGTGTGTGTCCAAAATGTGAGACTCAAATGAATTTTAAGTCTGACGGATTTGAAGAAGATTACATGGTGTGCGGCACCTGTAATCTACAAATGCTAACTCCTAGACACTCTGAAATGGAAATTGTAGTAGAGCTGGAAATGTAAAATGTACACAGCAATAGTTATTGCCTGCGCTATTGCTGGCAGTGGATATAGTGGCTGTTTCCAGCTTACCGACAATTGGGGGCCTTACGACTCTTTTTTAGAATGCAAAAATCGCGCACATACTATGAGCGTAGAGTCAGTTAAAATATTCAAGGAAAGAGGATTTCCTTACGAGCCTGTCGCCTGGCGTTGTAGCTACGATAAGTCTGGAGCCGCCTGACAGGTTTCCCCCTGACAGCAATCGTCAATGATACAATCGCAATTGACGCATTGTGTATGCCCGTGAACATATACAGTCTTTAATGGTTCGCTACAGCGCGGACAACGGCGGCAATGCTTCTTCATTGGTAGCGGCTGTGTTGTTGCCTCAATCTTCGGTATCATTTGCCAATGCTCTCATTCTTGCTACTAAACGCCGTGCGCGGTTCGGAACCTGGGTGTACCACTTGGAATCTACCATCTCGTCCGCTGCGGAATCCCATGACCTTGCATCTACAGCGGCTTTCATGCCTTTAAACTTCGACAGGCGTGGGTAGCCGAGGTTGAACATCATATTTGCAATTATAAGCTGGCACTCTTCTGGCAAGTCATTCCAGTCTGGGTATAGACGGTGACAATCATCTAGCGTTACGGCAATGTCCAACTTAAACACAGTAGCTACACGCTCTTGTTCTATTACCGTGCCCACTGGTAGGCCATATTCCTTATCTTCCTTGCGAACCAAGTGACCAATTCCAAATGTGGGCAAATTTAGGTGGTCGAGATAAATTTCGTACTTACAGCCCTCATCAGAAGCAAGCTCCTGACGCAGCTGGTCTATTGTTGTTGATTTCATCTATTTAGCAATCCTGCGGTTGCGCCGCGAATTCCCAAAGCCTGCGCTATGCCAGGATTGGTGGCGGCTAGTTGACGAATACTTGGTTGAGAAGCCTGTTGCGGTATTCCGTAGAATTGTTCGGGTCCTGGCGCAACTGGACTTACAGCAGACAAAGACGAACTTTTGTTCGGCTCTGGAATAAGCTGCTGTAAAGTGTTCGTGTCTGGCAAGCTAACGTCATATTCTTGCATTTTGTTTTTTATCAAAGATGTTGCTTGTCTTTCGGCTTCTCTTGCACCTTCTTGTGTGAGTTGAGCCGCTGTCTGTGGAACTGGCGATAGAAGCCCCTTAAACACATTTGCAACTATACTTGCACGCTGCTCTATTGGAAGGCCGCGAGAAGCTTTGTATGCATTATTAACAGCCTCAAGGCTACCCTGACCTGTAAACACTCTGGTCAAAGCGCCAAACCTTAATATTGTAGGAATGTTCTTAATGAAGTTCGCCATAATACCCTGCGCGACAAGATTACCAGCGTTGGAATCTTCCGCCAAATACTTCATTGTTCTAGCCAACTTCATCATTTCTTTTGAGGTTTCTTCGCCGTATAATTGAGCAAGTCTACCATTTTTGTTGGACTCAATAATTCTGTTTCCAAACTGCTTCATTCGGTCTGAATTAATTGTAGCGCCAACATCTTCTAGTATGTTCTGCATATAGTATGAACGAACAGTATCTTTTCCAGAATCATCTAGGCTGTTAAATATACGGCTAAACTCAGCCGCATTGGTTGATGGCGAGGCCATTACTTCAGCGGCCTCATCCACTGTCATTTTTCCAGAAGCCATTTTTTCTAGAATGCCGCTACGCTTCGCTATCATAGCTTCTTCACCAGCTCTTAGAGCGTTTCTCATAGCCCCAACAACTGTGCCTGTTTCTTCAAAGCCAGCGGCGATTGCATCATCTATAATTTTCTGTTCAATCTTCAAACCGTTGCCGATAGCACCAAAGCGATTAGCCAGACTTCTAACAGCATCAACATCAGCGCCAAATAGCTCGTCTGCCGTGTCGCCCAAATCATCTATTGTTTTCTTAAATGAGGCGCCCCTAAAGTTTGTCGGGTCTAAAGAGTTCAGGCCAGATTTTTCCATAGTGTCGAAAATAAACTGAGAAGCAAGCTTTGAGCGTATGGTGTTATACTCATCGCCAACAGCAAACTTTAAATCTTTTAGAGCTTGTGGTTTGTTGTTTTTTATAAGCCTGCTGGCAAGACCTTCTGTAACTTCAATCGGCTGATTGTTTTTAACGCGGCGAACAATATTTTTTATTCCTATTGCGTTTTCAATCTTTTCAAAATCATCGAGGCCAGACTTCCAGAAATCTCTAGCTGCCCTTACTTGCTTAGACGCCTCCTTCAAAGAGCGCATACCATCATCACCAATACGCTGTATTGTAGCTGGAGCCAGGTTTTCTATTGCATTAACAGACAGCATATTGTCTAGCGTATTACGAACATCTGTTAGAAGATTCATAACTTTTGAGCTTGAAGCAGCTTGAGACTCGCCCATTTCTTTAGTTATGTTGCCTATACTGTCATAGATAGACCTGAAGGAAGCAGTGTCGCCCATAGCGTCTATATCTCTAGCTAAACGCAAGGCTACATCTCTGACAGGTGACTCCCCTATGACAGAGCCTGCTCCATATTGGTCTTTCAAAGAGTTAGCTAATATCTTTATAGGGTCTGTTGGTATAATACTACTTTTACCAATCGAGGCTTCAAGAACATCATCAATTGCTGTGTAAGCCGCCCCGCTTTGGTCAAGAAAGCTTTTAGCTGAGTTTTCAATAAGCCCCAAAACCTCTTGGTCAAGCAAAGAGTTCTTTGTTGCCGAAATGCCAGCTAAGTCAGATGAGTCTTTCAAAGACCTAAGAACAGCTTTATTAGCTTCTCGTTCTGCGTTTTTAAGCGCTTGAGATTC